TGTATTGCAGAATATGACGGACGTCTTTCTGTTATAGATTTCAAAACTTCTAAGAAACGTAAAGTAAGATCACATTGTTATAATTATTTTATGCAGTGTTCTGCTTATGCCATTATGTTTGAAGAAAGAACAGGCATACCTATAGATCAGACAGTCGTATTAATTACACAAGAGGACGACGGTCCTATGATTCATATAGAAAAACGTGATGAATTTGTTCCTCCATTACTAGAAGCACGAGATGCTTATGAGGAATACTTGAAAACAAGCGCCTCCTAAAAGGCGCCTGCCCTCAGATATATAATGTTGCTATAAACAATCCTATAGGGACTTCCCATGGTATAAGAATAACAGCGATAGTTATTTTATGCCATAGCGTCATTGGACAATTGCTCCAATGCTTACTGCAAAGATTGTCCATAAGCAAAATATTTCTAACTTGTCTTGAAACTCTTCCATTACATCACCATAAGCCAGAACGGTATGCTGATAATTGCACCTGCAACCGCAAAAGTTATAGCTATGTTTTTGAGCTCTTCGGTTTCTAGCTTGTGCATTAGAAACCTCCTACGCCTGGAGTCCAGGCAATTATAAAATAGGGTAGTAGTAACGGAGCGGACATAATCGCTACTAATTGAACCGCATCGCAGAAGATACAAACTTTCTCATCTTCTCTTAGTCTATCAATGTTGGTTTTCATGTGCTTCGCTACCCTACCAAAAGTAGCCGTGGTCATGAAACCTCTCCTTTAATTAAATATTAATATAATTTATAACAGAACATAAAAGATATCTATGTTCCAAATCTATTTATAAAAAATAAATTTTTTACAACTTTTAGTTTGGTATAATAGAGACTTGAATACCAGTTCATTTGAAAGTATAATAAATAACTATTATGAAAAAGAAACTAAAGTTACGAAATCCTGTGGCAAAGCATTCGCGCAACAAGAGTGGTGCAGGTGCACATAAGTCCAAAAAGGATTACGACAGAAAGAAGGACAAAAAAGTTCGGGAGTCTGATTTAGTTTTATAATAAAGGAGGAACCATGCGTAAGTTATGGATAACATTACCGATATTATTTTTTGGTTATGTAGGAAATGTTGAAGCTAGTCCAGAAGAAGAAATTCGTTGTTTAGCAGAAAACATTTATTGGGAAGCTAGAAGTGAGTCAACCGCTGGGAAGGTTGCCGTTGGTCTAGTTACATTAAACAGAGTAAAGGATGATAGATTTCCAGACACCATTTGTGGTGTTGTCAAACAGACAAAATATTATCCTAGTGGAAGGATAGATTTACATTCATGTCAGTTCAGTTGGTATTGTGATGGGAAACCTGATATACCTACTGAGGATTGTTGGAAAGATATATTAGTGTTAGCAGCAATACTATATGGTTGGAAAACAAAAGAGGATATAACTGATGGTGCCTTATGGTATCACAGTAAAAAGGTATATCCTAATTGGGCACCAACATACATGAAAACAGTAAGTATAGACAACCATATCTTCTATAAACCTATTGACTAGAGGTTACAACTCATATACAATTACTATATGCTAACAGATATGCCAAATATATTAGTAACAGGCGGATGTGGTTTCATCGGTTCACACCTTGTTGAAAAATTACTTGATCAAGGGTTTTTTGTAACCGTTGTAGATGATAACAGAGCAGGAACACACTATATTGAACATGAAAACGTTGAATATCATAAGTGTGATGTAATGCACTTTAATCCACACCATGCATCTATAGAACCACCGTCTGCTATATTTCATTTGGCAAATAGTCCTAGGATACGAAGAGCTTTAGAATATCCTACAGAAACTATTATAAACAACATTGCTACAACCTGTGCAGTTGCAGATTGGGCTAGAGTATTTAATTGTAAGTTATTTTTTGCTACAAGTTCTAGCACACAATATATAGAGTCACAGGAAAATCCTTATACATTTAGCAAAGTATGTTGTGAATCTGTATTAACATTATATAGAAAACTATATTCATTAGATTATGTTCTAATGTATTTTTACAATGTATATGGTCCTAGAGAGGCTGACTATGGTGAATACAGCACAGTCGTTAGGAAATTTAAAATGGATTACTTACAAGGTAAACCATTAACAATATATGGTAAGGGAGATAAGGAAAGAGACTTCACCCATGTTGATGATGTCATACAAGGACTTCTACAACTGATAGTCGACCCTGGTCTTCCTGCCGTAGCACATTTTGGAAAAGGAGAACCTAAAACAATATCATCTATTGCTAATGCTTTTGGGTCTCCTGTTGTTCATACATTTGATCGTAAGGGAGAAGCACAACGCACCTGTTGCGAGACTCCTTATATAACGTGCCCAAATGATGTTCACAAATATATTAAACAATGGGTGCAGGAGAACAAGAATGATGCCGAGAGTGGTAGTAGACAACACAATAGAGATGACTGAAGAAAAAGTATCTGATGTATTTCTAGTTACAAAGGAGTTTCATACTTCTACAGAGTTTTCACAGTTTATTGAAAAATCTGCCTTTAATGCACAGACACCATGTATGGATATGGTAGTTGATTATTGTATTAAGAAGGAAATAGAAATAGAATCTATTAGTAAATTTTTAACAGCAAATCTAAAAGCAAAAATAAAAGAAGAGGCATTAGATATGAATCTTCTAAAGGAAAAAAGGAAAACTGAGAAACTTTTATAATGGACAAAGAACAATGGGACAAGTATTTAGAATGGTCCTATAAGGAGTTCTTTTCTGGCATTCCTGTAGGCAGTAATGTTATAGAAATAGGACCTGGTTATGGATTTCATAGTGAACTAATACAAAGACAAAAACCTAAATATCATAGAGTCATAGAACCTGGTGTATATGAAATAGAAAGATTAAAAGATATAGGTTGTGATGTAATAACCAAACACTATCAAGATTTTTATTCAGAAAGAAGACCAGCAGATGTTGTAGTATGTTGTGGAGTATTATATCATATACTTACACCTTTAGATTTGATAGAAAAGATTACTAATTTAAGCAGACCAGATAGAATTATTATATCTAATATAGATGTAAATGATGATGGTATGGCAAAATACACTTATGAACATGATGTATTAGGTAGACCAGATAGAATGTTATATGAAAAACCTATAAAGTATTGGCAAAAACTAAAGTCAGGAACATTGTCTAATATTATGAAAAGTCAAGGTTACAATATTACAAAACAAAAAACTACAAAAGATATCTGGGACAAATATGTATATTATTGGCAAGAGTATGAGCGCACTTGAAGCATATAAAATTTACTTATCTATAAAGTTGCATTTTCAAAGAGCAACATATGATATTACAAAACATGGCATGAGAGCAAACATGCCTAGAGAAAAGTTTGAAGCCAAAACAAACATGAAATTAATATTTGGCAAACTTGCAAGGAAATATAAGAAACAAGAACTAATTAATATAATTGTATTTAACTTTGCTACAGGAGATAAATTTGGAGGCTTTCCATATGATGCTGAGGCAATAGAAGTTTACAAACAAACAAAAGCAAGAAGAGAAAGATTAAGTTACAACTTTGAACAAGATTTATTAGCCATTCAAACTAGAATGGAAAAGGACAATATATTGGATGCTACACAAGGAGATCATCCTCTTATATTAAAGATGTTACTAGGCAAACAAGTAACTCTTGAAACAGTCGTTATTTTGAATAGACTACTGAACTTTATTGATGATTATAGTGATGATATGATATTAGGCGACACATGTTTATTGGTATCTAAGTATTCTCCATTTGTAAAAAAGGATACCAAATCTCTGACAGTTAAACATGAAAGTCTTATAAATATAATTGCTAGACAGAGGGTTCTGTCTAATACAAATAATATAACGTAATACAACGCAATACAAGGAGAAATATATGTCGTTTAATACACTTTCAGACCTCAGAAAACAAAGAGGCAATTTCGACAACTTAATGAAGGAAGTCGAGAAAATCAGTAATCCCACATCCAACTTCAAACAAGGCGATGATCGGGAATGGAAACCAACAGTAGACAAGGCAGGTAACGGTTACGCCGTTATTAGATTCTTGCCTGCTCCACAAGGCGAAGATATGCCATGGGTTAGAATTTGGAATCACGGGTTCCAAGGACCAACAGGGAAATGGTATATCGAGAACTCCCTTACTACACTTAACAAACCAGACCCTGTATCAGAATTAAATTCTGAACTATGGAATTCAGGTGTTGAGGCGAATAAGGAAATTGCTCGTAAACAAAAAAGACGCCTCAATTACTATGCTAACATTTTAGTCGTAGAAGATTCTGCTAATCCAGATGCAGTAGGTAATGTTTACCTATACAAGTTTGGTAAAAAGATCTTTGATAAGATTAAAGATGTTATGCAACCACAATTTGAAGATGAGACTCCAGTAAATCCATTTGATTTCTGGGAAGGTGCTAACTTCAAACTAAAAATCAGACAGGTAGAAGGCTTTAGAAACTATGATAAAAGTGAATTTGATGCCGTTACTGCTATATCTGATGATGATGCGAAGATAGAAGCTATATGGAACAAACAACATTCTCTACAAGAGAAAGTTGGCGAAGGAGAATTCAAGTCCTATGAGGAGTTGAAAGCTAAGTTAGATATGGTTTTATCTGGTGGTGCTAAAGTAGCAACAGCAGAACAAATCTCGCAGACAACTGGTGATGCTGAAGACGATCAGTTTATGGAAAAGGTGAAATCCGTCCAGGCATCAAATAGCACGAGTATAGATGATGATTCTTCTGAAGACGATACATTATCATATTTTAAATCTCTTGCTGACGAATAAAACGGTATAGACGTTTTTAGGAACCGGCTTAGGCCGGTTTCTTTTTGGCATAAATACTAATATGAAAAAAGAATTATTTGGCATACCTATTGAACATATGACTGAGGACCCGTTACCTCTTGAATTGAGAGAACGACTTCTAAAGTCTATAGTTGACATTTATGAGAGCCGTGAAGGTTGGTTAGAAAAAGAACCTGAACGTGCTAAGTGGTGGAGACAATTAAGTTACTTTAATGAAAAAGGAGAACATACTTCTGAGATAGGTAAAGACTCAATGGAAGGTGTAGATGGTTGGGACGAAATGAAAGCTATTATTACACCACATGCCATTAAATATTTTGAATCTATATCTCACTATCCACACATAGACTTACTAAAAGAACATTGGCACATATATGGTTGGTGGATGGTATGTGATGAAAAACAACATTTAAAATATCATCATCACGCGCAACATTGTGTAATAGGTAATTACTATGTTCAAAAAGAACCTGAACATGCGCCTATGAAGCTAAAATCACCCTTAGATAGTTTAATTATATCTGCTACACCAGGAGTTTCTAAAATAAAATCTGAGGTAGTATTAGATGGGAAAACAGGAGATTGTATATTTTGGCCTGGCTGGGTAGAGCATGAAGTTCCAGGAACAGACACACTAATATATAGAGAGGGAGAGGCACAAGGCGGTTATATACACAATCCAAATAATAAATATGAGAAGTTAAGAGTTACGATTGTTTTATGTTTCGTAGACCCTTCATTACAATTTGGTTATAAACTGACAGGTAAGAAACAAAACTTAAAGGAAGTAAAACAAGAAAGAAATGTTTAATTTATCTTACACTACAAAGGTTGCTATAAAGATAGCTATATTATATGCAGTAGCATTAATCTGCGTGCCTTTGTGGTTTATATACACAGAGCCTACAATAGGAGAAGCAGTATTTTGGTTTGTATTAGCTGCTTTTGTTTCTAGAATAGCAAACGTAGGTTATCACCGTTGGCTCACACATCATCAATTTGAACCTAGTTGGTTTGGTAGAAAACTAATGTTATGGTTTATGGTAATGACAGCAGAGGCACCACCAGGGCATTATGTTGTATCACACTTACAACATCACGCTAATACAGACAAAGAAGGAGACCCTCATGGTCCTAAACAAATAGGATTTTGGAGATTGTTCTGGGGTAGATATGATGAAGTAAAACCTAGAGTAGGTTTCCTTAGATATTATTCACAACAAAAAGATGCACAATTTGTTACAAAACATTATTGGGGATTATATCTTGCTAATTGGATAGTGTTTGCTCTTATAAGCAAATGGCTTGTCGTATGGTTAGCATTTATGTTCTCGTGGAGTTGGATATGGTTCCTAGTTATCAATTGGGGAGGACATGGTGGTAAAAAAGGAGAACCTACAAACTTAGGTTGGATATCAAATATTTTTATGGGAGGAGAAGACTATCATAAAAACCATCACGAAAAACCAGGACGATTAGTATATGGGAAGTGGGACACGACAGGAAAATTCATTGTGCCCTTCCTATTAAAATGAAAAAATATAAAAAGATATCCTCACAACTAGCATACAATCCTACAGAAGAAATATTAACAGGGGAAGATCCTAGTCCTACCTTTTGTGCATATCCTTGGCATCACAGTTATCAAGGTTGTAAGTATGAAAGAAAACTATGTTGTATAGCTGAAGACGCTCCTAAACAAAAACAAACAACCAAAAAGTTTTGGAACGGAGAGTATATGAAGTCTGTCCGTAGGAAGATGTTGAAAGGAAAGGAAGTAGCTGAATGTCATAATTGTTATAGAGATGAAAAACTAGGTATATCATCATTAAGAGAACAATGTAATTCACAACAATATAAACACTTTGAAGGTTGGTTAGAAAATACAAATAAAGATGGTTCAGTAACAAACAAAGTTAGACCTACATTCTTTGATTACAGAACTATACATTGTAATCTACAATGTGTTTCTTGTGGAGAAGCATATAGTTCTACATGGCAAAATTTAAAAGAAGATATGTTTGATATAGAGCCTAAATTCAAACCTGATTATGCTTATGAAGAAACTATGGCAAAAGAAATAATACATGGTTTAAATTCTAAGACAACAAAATTTATATATTGGGCAGGTGGTGAACCTTTTATGCAACCTTTACATTGGAAAGTAATAGAGCATATGACAGAGTTACACAAAATGAAAGGATATAAAGAATATATTGAAGATATTACTATGTTCTACAATACAAACCTTACAAAGAATAAATGGAAACAACAATCTGTTCCAGAGACAATACAAACTTTTCAACCACAAATATCAGCAAGTTTAGATGGTGTATATGAAACGTTAGAGTGGACAAGAGACGGTGCTAAATGGGAAGATATAGATAGACATTGGAAACAATTTTATTCATTATTAAATGATAAGAAAACAATGTCTGTGGCAACTGTAACATCTGCTCCTGTTATATTAGATATAAAAAGATACTTAGAATATTTTGGTCCTTACGACCCACAACTTTTTCCTGCCTATCTTTTTCAACCTAATTATAAAGACTTTGTTCCTCAAACATTTTTGGATATTAAATTATATCCTCCTGATATATTTTATCCTGCTATAGAAACAGCAATACAAGAGATGAGAGCCTCAGGATTGAGAGGTGTAGAAAGATGGATACAAATATTAGAAGGTTATATAACAGAATATAAAAAACAAGATTTTAATGGCACTCATGTAGATGGCAAGTCATTAGCAAGAATTAAAAAACATCAAGTATATAGAGAAAGATTTCATAAAACTAAAAGATCATTAATAGAAGTTTATAGTATTACAAATCCAGCTGCGTCAGAATGGATAAAGAACATTATACCAGAAACAGGGGAATTAGATTATCGTGAAATTGTTTAGTATAAATAAACGGCTATGAACAAGGAAGCAGTTTACAATCAATTAAAAATAGACGAAGGAATCGTGTATGAAATCTATAATGACCACCTCGGTTATCCCACGTTTGGAGTCGGTCACCTTATCCTCGAAAGTGATGAGGAATTCGGAAGGCCAGTTGGAACTCCAGTTGACGAAGAAAGAGTCAGGGCGTGTTTTGACAGAGACCTTGAAATTGCCATCGGAGAGTGTGATGCTTTATACGAGTCAGGGATCTTTGATGGTTTACCAGGAGAAGTCCAAGAAATCCTGGTTAATATGATGTTCAATATGGGACGAACTAGATTATCTAAATTTAAAAAGATGCATGGAGCAATACTACAAGGGGATTGGAAAGAAGCAGCTAAAGAAGGAAGAGATAGTCGTTGGTATAGACAAGTTACCAATCGTGCCGAACGTCTTATGAGTCGTTTAGAACAAGTGTAATTTTCTGACGAACCGTCAGATTTTTATAAATATACACGGTGGCGTTATAAAATAATAATAACAAGTCGTCGCCGAGGAGATAAAATGAAAAGGATACTTGTTATCCTTCCTTTCCTTTTTATCGTAGGTTGCGCTTCAATTGCAACAGGCATTGATACAACAAGAAATGTCGTAGCCACAACTGTTTCTACAGCTACTTCGGCTGGTGCAGATATGGTTGGTGCAGTTGCACAAGACGTCTCGAATGTGGTTTCGACAACAGCTGAAATTACCACTGGTGTTGTCGAAGTCGTAGGAAAAGAAGTCAAAGAACAAGCAGAAGAGCTTGAAGTTGAAAAACCTGCAGAAGAGGATAAGTAAGATCAAACCAATAGAGGGCACGGGAACGTGCCCTTTGTTGTCTTAGATTCTAAATCTTTTGTCTTGGTATCTATGTAATGTTGAAGAAGAAGTCCTCAACATTCCAGGAACAATAGCAGTTACAGGTTCTGTTTTCTCTCTACCGCCCATCGCACCAGCCATTTGTTGAACGTTACTTACAGTTACATTCTGTCCTGCTGCTGCACCTGCTGCTGCTAATGCTTCTCCACCTGCTGCAACAGCGTCGCCTGTAGGAGCACCTGCTGTTTCTATTGCTTCTCCCTGTGTGCCTTCGGTAGGCTCTAGTCCGGCATCTACTAATGCCTTATCTTTTTCTATTTTCTTCTGTTCTAAAGCAGCTACAACTTTCTCTTTATCTTCTTCACTTAGATCATCATCGTGTAATATTGCTTCTAATTGTTCTATACTAGCTTCACCTAGTTTACTAGAGTCTATTGTAGATTTACCAAAGAAGTTTCTATCATACAATCCAGATTCTTTAGCCTCATCTCTTGCTGCGTCCCTGGCTTTTGTTTCATCAGATTTGAACATATCCATTACAGCCCCACCAGCCTTTCCTAACAATCTTAATGGAGCGGTTGTTACTTTAGCACCAAATTTAAGACCTTTCATTAGACCTGAACTTGTGTCTACACCTTCATTTGCTAATGCTTTCTTAGGATCAACACCTGCGTCTATAGATGCTTGAACTCTAGCTGCTGCCTCTGGATCTTTTTCTGCTAGTTCTCTAAGGGCTACTCTATCATCTTTACCACCTAAGAAGTTAGCAACTTTCTTACGATCTACTAATCCAAATGTAAGTCCTGATATTGCACCACCTACACCACTAGCAATTTTTTGTCCTACAGTTGCTTTCTCACCTTCTGCTAGTCCAAAGTCTTCGTCAGCCTTACGAGCTCCTGTAAAGCCTCCAAATAGTGCTGAACCAGCTGCTACAGCTAATCCTACACCTGGTATGGCTCTTGCTAAACCTGCTGCACCTTTAAGTAATCCTTTACCAGCACCTTTAAGTAATCCTTTTTTACCTGCACCTCCGGCTGCTGCTCTGGCACCACCGCCACCGCCACCGCCTCCGAAGCCAAGCATACTAGCTCCTCTGGAAGCAATGTTTCTCAACATACCGCCTTTACCTCTAGCTCTTGCTCTGCCTCCTTTTCTGCCTCTGCCTCTAGAACCTTTACGTCCCCGTTTGCCTTTCTTTTTCCTACGGTCCATCATATAATCCATACCTCGTTCAAGAAGACCTGGTCCTTCGTCACCACCTGCATCGGCACCGCCTGCTTGTCCTTGTAGGATATCTCTAATTTCTTCTAAGACTTCTAATTGTTGTTGTGGTATAGATTCTGTATCTAATCCTGTTCTTGTATCTCCACTTGCACCACCCATTTGGTTGGCAAGTAATTGGTCCATTTTATCTTCTAAATGTGTATCATGAGTATAAATGGAACCTTCTTCTGTTGCTTGTTTTAATAATTCTTCTTGTGCAACAGCTGCTCTGTCTGTATTTTTGTCTATGTTTTCTTGTGTTACTTTAGTTTCTTCACCTGTTAATTGTAACAAGTCTTCACCTATAGCATCTTGAAAACCTTCCATTTGGTCTTGTTGTGCAAACTCTAAATCTACTTGTTCTTGTATTGCATCTTTTTCTTTACCACCAAATAGTTTTGCAAATCCTGAACCTGCACCAAATAATCTGTTAGGGTCAAAGGCTTCTTTCAATCCACTCATGAATCCTTCTGTGCTTGAGTCTACACCAGCAAAGTCTTTCAATCCTGTTTTATTAAGAGGTATAAATCCTCCTAATGTAGATCTTGCTTGTTCACTTTCTAAGTCTTTACCTACTTGTTCTAAATTTAATTTTTCTGCTAAGTCTGTCCCTTCTCCAAACTTCTCTAATCTCATTTTAGACTTTTGTATTTTTATGTCTAACTCTTTAGCTTTCTCTTTATCTTGTTCACCTATTTTAGAGTCTGTCATTTTTTGACGAGCAGCAAGAAGTTTAGAAAACTCTTTCATTTCGTCTTTGGCTTTAGGGTCTGCTTTCTCCATAGCCATTTGAATATCACCAGCATTATCTGCTAGTGCTTTAGACATTGTTGTAACTGCTTTAGATGCCATTGAAGCACCTCTATCTCTTGTGGCTCTCGCACCTGTTGAGCCCATACCTTCTTTAATGGCTCCTGATAATTGTTGTATTCTAAACTCTGACTCTTCGTATGCTTGTGCGTCAGTATATTGTCCACCACCTCTACCTAGTCCTAGTGTTTCAGCCTCTGATTCTTTTCTAAATTTTAATTCGCCTGAACTATCTGTTTCAGCTCTTACAAGTCCTCTACCACCAATAGCGAGTTTCCTCATATTGTTTTGGTTGGACCTCATTGCCTCATCTGACAATACTCCTGCCTCAACTGCTGAGCTATCATATGTTTTTGCAGTTGACTGTCTACGTTTTCCTGTTCGTTTATCTACAACTCTTTCGTCTGCTGCTTGTCCTAAGTTAGGTATGCCTGTTGCAGTATCAATACCATCTGGTCCTCTTTCATCACTTGTTCCTGAACCATATGTTTCTTTGCCTGAATCTCTATCTACAAGTTGACTTTGTCTATCTCTTGCTCTATCTTGTTTATAACTTTGTATGCCTCGAGCTGTTCCTCTTACACCTTCAGGCAAGTCTGAGAAATCATTTTGTCCTACGTCAGGACCTCTATTGCCTCGTTCACGGCCACCACCGCCTCCAGAGCCTCCGCCTGAACCGCCACCGGAACCTCCACCAGAGCCACCGCCTGTGCCTC